TGTAATCCTGCCCGATTTACAGTCCCCATACGAAGATGCACATGTTTGCCGCAATATCAGTTTATTTCTTAAAACGTTTCGCCCCGATGCTCTCGTTGTGCTCGGAGATGAAATTGATCTCCCACAAATATCACGTTGGACGGAAGGCACAGCAGGATGGTACGAGCAGACACTAGCTGCTGACCGAGATCATACGGTCGAACTGCTCTGGTCATTCATCGAGCATGTCAAGTATGATGTAAATATAATCCGTTCAAATCATACGGATCGTTTATATAACGTAATAATGAAAAAGATTCCAGCCTTCTTGGCTTTGCCAGAGCTTCAATACCCTAAATTCATGAAGTTTGATGAACTTGGTGCGACTTACCACAAAACCCCATATACGGTCGCTGGAAGCGGTTCTAATCGACTTATAGCCATTCATGGGGATGAGCAGGGTATAAACCCTAATGCGGGTCTTACGGCGCTTGGAGCGGCGCGTAGGCACGGTTTAAGCGTTTTGGCGGGTCACACGCACAGAGCAGGTCAATCGGCGTTTACAGAGGCTTCTGGGGGCAAAATAGGCCGTATCTTGAAAGGTTATGACTGTGGACATCTCATGCTACCGAAACATGCCGGCTATACGAAGGGGACTATGAACTGGCAACAAGCTTTCCAGATTGTCACCGAGATAGGCAAGAATTATCAGGTGGACATGATCCACATAGAGAAGGACGGTACGTTCATTGTGTCAGGTAAAAGATACGGGCGCGCTCGGTAACGACATTTCAAGGGACATCGATGACCACATGGATGATTCAGAATTGTTACCGTTTCGTTATCAAAATGTACTGGCTAGGCCATAGAAGCTATGCAACACTCTGCCTGTACCTGAAAATATCAGGGCAGAAGGGCTTCAAGTGATAGTTACAAAAACAGATTTTGAATCGATTTATTCGACTTCAATGCTATGGAAGGGTCAAGGCTGGGAAGTCCAGAAAGACCGTTTTCCTGAAGGCACGTCATTTCATTGGCCATGCGCTTACTGGTTTGAAAGCCGCTCAGACATGGTCATAGCTCGTCAATTTCTAAATAACTATGGCTTTGAATATCAGCAGATATTTGATGGCGTGATGGATGAATGGCTCATTTTGTCAGATTATGTAGCTGACATCTGGGTAGCAGAATTGGCGGCCAAGTAATGTCACCGTTTCTATGCTTTGTATTTGGAATCTTATTCATAACCATTGGCTATTACATGGGTCATCACATTGGCAAAGAGCAGGGTCATCGCTCTGGCTACCTACGCGGTCGCGCAGTTTCACGATCAGAATTCTGGAGAGAATAAATGAGAGCGGTTGAGGTTTTAGACAATGCCAAAAACATTATGCAAGATCGTCAGCGTGACTACGGAAGTGCGAAAATCAATCAAGGTCGGATCGCTTCAAGGCTTACCAATTTATTCAGTTTCCCTATCGAGGACTACGAAGCTTGTCTTGCTATGGTCGAAGTCAAGCTCTCACGAATCCAAGAAAGTCCTCATATCTTAGATCATTACATTGATGCAGTTGCATACCTCAGTCTAGCTTGTGAGCTAAAAACAGAAATGGATGAACTATATGTTTGATCTCAGTTCGTATGAAGATATAAATAGCAGAATACGCCGTTTTCAAATTGCGTATCCAGTCGGAAGGATTATCACAGATGTCATTCAATTCAATGCTGAAAAGGGTCATATCCTTGTATCGGCTCAAATTTATAGAGAGCATGAGGATACGCTTCCTGCTGCTGTCGATTACGCTTTTGGAGATGCAAGTACGTTTAATGCTTCGATGCGTAAGTTTTACGTTGAAGATACTGTCACGAGCGCGATTGGAAGAGCATTATCGCTTATCCTCGAAACAGTCCACAAGCCAACAGCTCAAGACATGGCCAGAGTCAAACTGGCAGAGTCAAAACCCAAAGAATATATCCCTGTCGTGAATGAATCTGATCCGTGGACTATTCAGTCAGTCCCAGCACCTACAACTTCAGCTGAAGCAGTTGCGGTAGTAAAAGAAATCATAGGCGCTACAACTGACAAAGATGTGCCTCGATGTCCTCATGGTGAAATGTATTGGGCTCATGGGATGACTAAAGCAAATAAACCGTGGGGTCATTTCAAGTGTATGGCAGCAGCCACCGGTGAAATCAATCGATGCCCTAAGGGCGAAGATGTAATTTGGTACGAAATCAAGCCTGATGGATCATGGGGCAAACAGAAAGCGAGAGCTTAAATGGGTGAAATGGTAATCTTAGACAATGGCACAGCCACCGTCATGGGCGGAGAGTTCGAAGAACCGCAGGATATTGTTATCTATTGCGATCTTTGCAATGAACCTTTGGCTATTACTCCAACGGCTCTTGATGAAGTCTTTATCACTTGCCTAAAGTGTCATGCAGTATCACACATAGCCTTGACTGTCACAAAAGAGCCCGATGACGAATCACAGGCGAAATAGAGGATTAGCTACCGAAAGACTGGTTGCTAACTACTTGAGGGAGTGGTGGCCATACGCTACGGTAGGACGAGGGGCTGATCCGTCAGGTGACATCGTAAACCTTCCATTTGATGCGGAAGTAAAGGGTGTTGCTAAATTCCAGCCTCTCGCGTGGCTACGCCAGAGCAGAGCTAGAACGACTAAGACAAATCGTCTAGGGGTGGTCGTTCTACGATGTAACGGACAGGGAATGAATGTGTCTGAATATGCGGCACTTTTACCGTTCTCTGCTCTGGTGGAGCTATTGCTTCTTGCAGGTTACGACAAGATACCTTTAGAGCTGAATCCAATTAGATGCAATAAATGTGGCAGTTGGATTATTGAGAAAATGGAGTGCAAAACCTGTGAGAAAGAAGCGACTAATGCCGATGTATGAATATCGATGCCCTATTTGTAATACTCAAATGGAGCTTGAATTATCTATGGATCATGACTTAGTTCGATGCACAGATTGTGGAGCACAAGCAAATCGCATCTATTCAGCACCTAATGTTGTATTCAAAGGAAAGGGATTCTACTCAACCGATAAATAGAAACGCCGTTCTGACCAGCACTTATAGAAATGGATTTGACATGACCAGTACACTCAGAGGGCTAGAGCACACCAAGTGCTCAGAGCGAACCGTGAAGCGGTTAGTTCGCTCGGTAGCAATCGTTATGGGGATAGCTCTGTGCATCTCTTTGGGATCTGCTGCAAGTGCGACAAACGCACCAATTAAACACATCACTTCAAAGCAATATGCTCAAGGACAATTAACGAATAAGAATTACAAATGTTTAAGTACGTTATACGGTAAAGAGAGTGCTTGGAATTACAGAGCAGTAGGTAACTTAAACGGTACTCATCGAGTATATGGAATACCACAAGGTAAGAGTGAGTGGCTTCGTACAGCTACACCAATACAACAGGTAGACTGGGGCTTACGCTATATACTCAACAGATATGGTGTAGTTCATACTGTAGAAGGAATTCAACCTAATACTTGTAAAGCTCTTAAACATTGGGAGAAACACGGATGGCACTAGAGCCACTCAATAGCGGTAAGTTCAAAGCACAGAGGCAGCGCGTGTTTAAGCGCGATGGTTATGTGTGTGCCGCGTGTGGTACGGATGAGGGTGAGCTACATATAGATCACATCATTCCTAGAGTTAAAGGCGGTGACCATTCGCTTGATAACTTGCAGGTGTTGTGTAAACAATGCAACCTGCGAAAAGGCACACGTTTGGATGCGTTTTTTCCGAGCGTGGTTTCTACCCCCCCTGATTTCATGCAACGCCTCTCCCCGACACGCGTGGTAATGCCAAAGACCAGTCCGTTTTTGAAACAAATTGAACCTGAATGACAACAAAACAAACCCGAACCAAACGCGTTTCGAAGGGGGCTATTAAGCCACGCCTTCATAGCGTTTTGCTTAAGGGCGAATCTAAAGCTCAGGAAATTGCTGACTTAGCAGAAAAAATAAACGTGCCGCTTTTGCCGTGGCAACGCTGGGTTTTAGAGGACATGATGAAGATTGACAAGAAAGGGATGTACCAGCGCAAGTCAATTTTGTGCCTTGTCGCAAGACAACAAGGAAAGACTCATCTAGCTCGTATGAGAGTCATTTGGGGGCTGTTCTATGGTGGCGAGAAGAACCACCTGATCATGTCATCTAATCGAGGCATGGCACTTGCAAGCTTTCGAGATATAGCATGGACGATTGAACACAATGACTTTCTAAATGATCAAGTCAAACAGATAAGGTATGCCAATGGAACTGAATCTATCGAATTACTTAACGGAGCAAGACTTGATGTGGTCGCGGCAACTGCTGACGGCAGTCGAGGCAGAACAGCAGAATTC